CCATTGTTGAAGTTTGCATGTGAGAACTGCTCACGATTGACGAGTTTGAACATACCAAACTCATTGGTCTTGACATAACCCTCACCACGACATTGACGGTTGCCAATGTATGCACTAGGTCCGTTGTTACGCATCATAAACAACATGTCATCTTTGATGGACTTGATCAAGAACCAGTAACTAATGAGACGGGAGTTGTTGAATGTTTCTGGTACAACTTCACGACCTTCACGAATACACTTGTTCAGTGCTACTTGAAGTTCTGCTGCTTCTTTCTTGTCAGCAAATGTTACCATCTGTGCCATCTGACGGGCAAAGCCTACAATCTCATCGAAATCTTCATCGACTTGCCAACACTCAGGTTGAACAAACTTACACGACTCAGTATCTTCAAAGATCTCCATATCTACCATATCATTGATGACATAGGCATCTTTCAATTCACCATCAGTCGCATACAATGTGTGCGGTGCAACAATAATGTTTTGATGAATAGTCTCATCAAAAACATATGTTATCGTGTTAGGTGTATAAGTATCATCGCCACCAAAACCAATAAAATCACATTGTATAATGCCGGGGAAAGAAGGGAGGCAATCAAAACAATGATGCAGAATTTCAGCAACTGCCCCAGTGTGATTTTGCTCAATTTCTTGATGACTTTCATTGATTTTGATTTTAACTTTGTTGAACACTGATTTTGTTCCCACGAAAAACTTGCCTGTCGCAGGATTCGTGCCCCAAACGATTGCAGGCGCACCATCAATTTTTGCAGAGATTTCACCATCGGAGAGGAACCAATCAAGGACAGAAAGATCACCCGTTAAAATAGAATCTTCGGGGTGTTCTAGGTGTGTGTTTTTCATACTGATAGTATGGCACGGAACAGGGAACAAATCAAGCGATAGTGGACGGTTTGACCAACTGTCACACCAGTGACAATTCTTCAAGTCTATTTGTAAAGTTCTGTTTATTCAAAACTTTAATGTTATCTTTTTTGATGCTAGTCCATTTGTAAGAACCCTCAACATCTCTACTCATATTTGTGGTGAGTCGATCTTCCAAATAATTGCGAGATTGAATCGCAAAAATGTAATCATCAGGGCGAACACCCAAACCAAAAGCATAATCGTAATCAATTCCCTTTTTCAATCCATTCCACTGAAACTTGCCGTTACTGTCAAGCGTTGCAGTTTTAACTTCAATTTTGATAGTAATGTCAAGTTCCTTAACAGTTACAATGACATCATAATCTCCTTTCTCAGCACCAACAATGTTAACCTCTACGGTATATCCTTCGTATAATTCTCTGTAAAGTTCTTTGAAAATACCACCCACAATTTCCTCACCTGCATCACCTTTAGGTGTGTTATCTGAGATTTTCCAAACATAGTTTTCTTTGGGTGTGCCGTCAGCGTTAAACCAGACGCTCTGAACTCGGGTTTTAAGTTTTTCGGTTGCTGCTTTAGTAATGTGAGAGAAAGACATGCTTGATTGATTCGATGCTCTCATCATAGTCGTCTCTGAACTATTTGTCAACCCTTTTTTAATGAGTGTACCTTATCAGTGGAAGTCTCTTTGAAAAGATCTACTAATGCTTGCTCATTGTCATCAATTTGTATATTTTTGAGACCAAAGGGCAAGTATCTAAAAAGTTTGGAATCGTTGTGATTATAATCTTTCATTACTGTCAGCATTAGTTGAGCAATGGGTGATCGAAGATCTTCAATATAATCATCCATATTCTCATCATTCATCGCAATTACAGTGTGCTTAGGTGATGCTCCATATTCTCCATTTTCATCTTTGATAAAGTATTTGATATGATTGGTTATCTCAAAAGAATTGAACATAACTTCATTGATTAACAACTTTCTCAAATGAAATCTATCGTAGACACCAACATTGTTCTTCTTCTTGTTGACTTTGGCTTTCACTTTATCAGGGTATTTGGTAGAGCAGATAATAGGTTCACCCTTCAATCCATCAACGTATAGGTATTCATATTCAAGTGGATCTTTGCTACTATGTTTTGCATAACTATCAACACCATTCCATCCTTTATATGCAGTCGGAATGTTCCTATTCAGCATTACTTTGTTATAGATGGATTTGCTTACATCACCCAGGAAAAGTGGAATCTCATTGAACTCATTGTAAAATGTGGTAGTTTCATATACTTTATCATTCCATAAACGTTTTAGTTGTATCTCCCCATGCTGTGACCCCTTTGCTGCAATGAAAATGCAGGTTCTGATCATAATGCCATCGAAGACATCATTTGGCAGAATTTCTATACTTTTGATGTTTAGTTTAGACCTACAAAATTCACGGAATTGCCCAGTGTTCTCATTATGTGTAAACGAACAGGGCATAACGTATCTAATCTGTCCCTCTGGTTTCAGAATATATTCAGCAAGAACAACAAAACAACAATATGCTAGTTTAGTGGTATAACCCGATGGTTCCCAAAAAATAGATGTGACTTCACCTTTCTTCAATATGTTACGATTGTATGGAGGATTGCCAATCACATAATCAAACAATCCAACCCAAGATTTCAATGGGTTAAATATTCCTTCAAAATTTAATGCAGATGCACACACGAAATTGTGCTCATATCCATTCGGATTGATTAACTTAACAGCAACAATATACCAACTCTCTTGTATTTCAACACCATAAAGCATGTTTACAATGACATGCTCCTCAGTATGATATTCCATCAACCTATTTTTTAACTCCAACAAAATTCTACCATCACCAAATGATGGTTCGCAGAACTTTAACTCTGGATTAGAGTAATCAACATCTACTAAAAGTTCATCAACAACATGCTGAGGGGTAAAAACTTCACCAAATTTTTGTACTGTGTTGATCTCTGTCATAGATTATTTTACTTTAATTATAACACACTTTTGTCAATAAGAATAGGTGGAGAGGTTACGAGCAGGAACGTGATAACTGTTATCGGGTTTGTTTGTATCAAAAACCCATACTAATTCATCATCGGATGCTTTATAAACATCCATAGCGAACAAAGGAACAAGTTTGACCATCAAAGCACCCCAATGGTACTCAGTTTCAAAATCGAAGGTTGTCATGGGTTGATCGGATTCCTTTGACTCCTTTAATATACATGGAAACCATCCCCTGTGGGGGAATAGTGGACACTTCAATCAACTGGCACACTACCGGCGGATCTCACTGATAGCGGGTTGACCTTGATTAAACACAACATCAACAACTGCCTGAACTTTCTTGGCGGTGCTGATACCAACTCTGTCATAAGTTGGAATACAAACTAACCCAAACGTCTTCTCAGTGCTACCCAGACGGATCACACGACCGATAGACTGACTGATACCAATGTAGTCCATGTTCCGCATAAAAATGACAGCCTCAAGTCCACTGACGTTGATACCCTCAGACAGAATGCTATGGTGGATGACAACAAACTTCTTGCCATCTTCCTTACCCCACTCATTCAGAGTGTCAAAGAATTGGTCGCGATTGACTTTCTTGCCGTCGATGATTGCACCTGTCTTGGATGTAATCATCATCCAAGAATAGCCACGCTCTTTGAGTTGTAGGCAAAAGTCTGATTGTGAGATAAGACCCATGATTTGCTTCGTAGAACGAGCACAGATCAAAGTCTTGTCGATGTTGTTATCATCAAGGGTTTCGATGAGGTTGTCGCCATCTTCAGCATACATAACTTTTCTTCCCTTGACCAATGGCAGTTGTTTAACAACCACTTTTGGAGGAAGAATGTACCCTTCATCAACAAGGCGAGGAGCAGGAACATTACATAAAACTTGACCATAAACACTCCAATTCATTCCAGGTTTAGATGCAGCAAGAGAATGTTTGGGTGTTGCTGTAAAGAAATAGCAACGATTTGCATTCTCTGCAAAATACTCAGTCGCAGGGAAGAAGTTACGCTGAACGCTGTTGTGTGCTTCGTCAAAGTATATATTGTTCACCTCAATATCTGCCTCCATGATACGATGAAGGGAATGATAAGAGGTGAAGATGATGCAGTTCTCACCTTCTGCGCGAGCAGTGTTAGCAAAGACATGAATGTCATCTGCTTTGGTTGTAGAATAGTGAGGTGTTTCACCACTATGAACGTGCATCACATGCGTGTGAGTTGTATCAATCAACTCAAGGAATTCACTGCACAGTTGTTCTGCCAACAGAATACGTGGAGCAACAACAACAGTCGTCATTCCGT